CCGCCAGTCGTGGTCGGATCTGGCTCGAGCTGGACGTCATTCCCGAAGTCCAAGCTGAACTCGCTGATCTGCACGGGTTCGCCGTTGAGCTGCACGACGGAGTTGATCCAGTTCGGAGGAGTCCCGGCCTCATAGGTGTAGCCGGTGAAGAAGGCGCCGTTTCCCTCGGCATCCACGGGCCCCTGGAAGTCCGCCTTGAATCGACCAGCGTCCAGGGCGGCAAGGCTCAGGACGCCGTTCCCCATGGCACCACGGAGACGGTAGAGGAAGTCCTTGTCTGCAGTCGCCTGGTCGTTTTTCTCCGCGCGCTGGATCGTGATTGTCTTCTGGCCCGTGCTGCATGGCGTATACTTCACGCCGTAGAGAGCATCTGACCCGGAGGCCGTCGCAGAGTCCGCACCTACCGTCACGACGTCGGCCGCGGCCAGGGCCCCGCCGGCGGTGACGATGTAGCGCAAGACGCCAGCGCCCGTGCGCGTGGTTTCGATGATTCCCGTCTTCCCGCCGGTGGCGCTGTAGGTGGCACCCTCCGCGAACGTCCCGCCCGGGGCGGGAGCCCCCACGGTGATGAAGTGGACGATCTGCTGCTTCAAGGCACACGCTTGGAAGTACGGATCGATGGCCGGTACGGTCCCGACGGCGCCGCCAGTCTTCAGCAGCACTCCGATCTGGATCCCGGACTTCTTCCCGCCGACCATGTCCGCGGCCTCGCCGATGTCCTCGGCTACTTCGTCGTTGGCGAAACGCGGGTGATCCGGAGAAAACGGCGTGTCGCCCTGAGATGCCTTGAGTTTGACATCCGCGTTGGTGAGCGTCTCCGCCACGCCGGGTTCGTCCTCGATGTGCGCCGCGATCTGCTGATCTCTCACCAGGTAGTGGTCTACTACTGCCATGGGTCTATCCCGTGCGCGTCGACGGGTCTCCTAAATCATGTTGGTAGGTGCAAGTCAAAGTTGCGCGGAGGCCGTCGAGAGACACTCCGGTTTCCAAGTCCACAAATCGCCAGGAAAGCCGCGGTTTGGCAGCCCCCATGCCATAGCCATCAAAACTTCCGAAGAGCGCCTTCTTCAGATCCGCCAGGGCGTTGATCTTGTCTTCGTCGTTCGCGGATTCGCCGAGGAAAAACTGGATATCGATGCTGATCGCCTCGTCCACCATGTCCGTGGTGCCGGTCGACTCATCCCCAGGATCGCCGCCCTGCGTCTGGATCAGGATCGCTGGCGGGGCCCCGACCTTATTGACGAACTCTTCCTCACCCTCGTACTCGTGCTTCCAGCGCTCCACGGTCAGGACCGTGTACGTGTACCCAGGCGAGCCGAGGATGCCCTCGAGGCGGGTCTTCACGGCAGCGACGAGGGTTTCCAGTAGGCTGCTCATCCACCCCTCCTCGCGCGCGTGACCGCGAAACGGAGGGCCTCAACGAAAAGAGCTCGAGCCTGCGGATAGAAAGCCTTCCAAAGCCTGTAAAACGACAGGCGCGGCTTGAGCCTGTGAGCGCTGACATGGAACATCGGGATCAGACGTCCACTCTTCCGCTGAAGTGCCGGACCCTTTGTCAGTAACTGGCCAAGTGTGATGCCTCCGCGCCGCCGCTGCTTCTTGTATTGCGGATTCACCGCGAAAAAGAAATCCTTACCCTTGATCGGGATCCTGATGAGCTTCCCCTGTTTCCACAGCCGCTTCGCCTTCTCCGTGGTTCGCCCACGCACGTCCTTTGCCGGCGGGAATGGAATTCTCCCCGGGGCCCAGGAGCCTCCGAACTCCTGGCGGTAGGCGATCATGCCTCCGCGGGTAGCGAGCTTGCCCACCATGTTGGAGAGGCGATCACCGATCACGCTCACCCTGAAGAGAGAAAGGAAGCCAGTCTTGCCGGCGTGCTGGCGCGTTCCAAGGACTCCAGCCTCCACCGGGGATCGGCTCTTCCACGTAGGCGGCGCTGGCGCCTTCATCTTCGCCGCCTGGTGTTCGACCTTGTACTTCGTGAGCGCGCGATCGAAGGCCCTGCGCAGGGTCCAGGTGAGAGTCGACGGGATCTGCTCCGCCGCTTTCAAAACCTTCTCTGCATTCCTCACCTGGATTTCTAGCACTCGACGCACTCCACCCAGAAATGCCCCGGCTGATTCCCCGCCGGCAGGATTTCGTTCACCGTGTATGTCCGCTGCTCGCCACCGACCACCACGGACGCCAGCCTGATCCTGTCTTTCTTGAGATTCACCGTGGAGACCAGCGTCTTCGGCAGCATGACTCGAATCCTGCCGATGAGCGCCGTCCCGATCTGGTCCACGGGCTGCCGGTCCACGGGCACGGTGATCGCCTGCCACGAGCCCGAGGGGTAGGGCAAGAATTCGATCGCCTCGCCGGCGTGCCCTGCCACAAACGCCTCGCATGCTTTCATTTGATCGCTCGCCTGCACTGCTTACCTCAAGGCGCCGGGGAGCCGGGCGATCGTGCTGTCGAGTCCAGGTGTTTGCCCGGCTCCCCTGCGGGGAAAAAGAAGGCGACTATCGTGTGAGCCCGAGATGGACCCGGCACGTCGCGACCGTTGTGGCCGCAGCCGCAGCCGCCAGGCCAGCCAGCTTGTGCGTCGACGCGGTCGTGGTCAGACGATCGTTCCCGGCGTCGAAGTAGAGCTTGAGGCCTTCCGTCACGAGGTCCGTCGTCAGTTTCGCGTAGAGGATCTCGACGCCTTCCACCCACACCGGGCAGTCCAGGGCGCTGATCGCCTGGGCCGCCTTGTGACAACACACCAGCTCACCCACGACAATCAACTGCCCAGCAGCCTTCACGGTCCCCACATTGGTGACGAGGATGGTCCCTTCCTCGCGCGTCCGCTTCACGTTTGCAGCCATGTTTCAAAACTCCTGTTGTTTGCGGTTCAAAGGAAGACCGTTGAGGCTGGCCAAATCAGCCAGCCCCAACAGCCAAGGAGAGATTACGCACCCTTCGTGCGGTACCAGCCTCGGTGCTCGACGAACTTGCAGCCCACGTCGAGGTAGACACCCCATTCGATGCCGAGGATGTTCGTGCCCTCGACACGGATCATGGTGGGCTCTTCCTTGCCGTTGAGGAACGCCACTTCGGCGCCCTCGATCTGGGAGGGAGACGCCGCCAGGTACCAGTTGACCGTCCCATTCGTGAAGGCGTCGATTCGGGGCTCGACGATCACGGTAAGGGACTTGACCCAAGCGGGGACCACGCTGCCGATAAGGGCCGGCGTGATCTGGGTTGTGACCTGCTCGGCAGCCACCTCGAGAGCGGCCGGGACCAGCAAGAAGTTCGGCGTGATGTTCAGAGTCGGCGCGGTCTCGCCCGTGGCGACCATGCCCTTCTGAAGCCGCATGAGCTTCTTCGCCGTGCCGAGGCCCGTGATGTCGAGCGCCAGGGCGCCGGCCGTGTAGTTCGCGCCCGAGGCGTGGGTCGTCGAGAAGAGATTCTTCGTCCCCTCGACCATGGCGGGGCCCTCGCCGGCCTGAGAGCCAAGGAGGGTGTAGAAGAGATCCGCGATCAGCCGCGAGGCCGCGGCGCCCATGAGACCGGGAATGCGGTCGAAGGCGCTGAGGTCGTCGTTGATGATCGCCTGGCGAGAGATCCCGAACCGCTTCGTGTAGGTCAGGATCGCGTAGCTCTCCGCGTTCTCCGCGAAGCTTCCTTCGGCCATGGGCGCCAGCGGAGGCGTCTCCACGAGTGCCCCGGAGTCGCCGAGGCGGTCGCGGGTGATCGTCTTGAAGTCGCCCGCGGTCGCGGTCCTCACCAGGGGCCTCCAGGTCGCCGGGGACTCCTTGTAGGCCGCCTGCAAGGCCTTGTTGGCCACGTTGGCAGTGATCAAGGGGAAGTCGCTCGTGCCATGGGAGAAGGCGCGGGTTCCGACGTTCAGCGCGGCGGCGATGAGGCCGTCGACGTTGAGTCCCTTCGTGATGATCCCGGCCCGGCGGCAGCAAAGGCGCGCGAGATCCAGGATGGTGATGGCTTCGATGTCGCGCGCGGCAACCTGGTCCTTCTCGGCGACCAGGGCCCGGCGAGAGGTCCTCGAGAGAAGGTGATCCTCCGCGGCCTTCCGGAACTTGTCGCGCTCGTCCTCGCCGAGGTCCACCCGCTGCTCGGCGTGGAGCACCGGCCGTTCCTTGGCGAGCTTCTCCAGGCAGGCCTTCCGGGTCTGCTCGAGCGTCCAGCCATCGTCAATCGCCTGCGGTGCGAGATCGCGCGTCTCCGGGAACGCATTACAGGCGTTCCGCACGTCGCGCGCACGCTCGCGCTCGCGGCGGATCGCAGACTCGGAGTTCTCGGGAACGTCTTCCCGT